TGTGTTCCGATGATTCTAATATACATCATCTGTTACAAATTGCAACACCTAAATGAAATAAAAAGGGATTTATTTTTTCGGTGCTGGAGCAAAGTATTTCTGCTTATACCAATCGGCAAACTTCGGCTCATCACGAAACAATATCATCATATCGCCAAGCGGCATTTGCTCCGACCTGATGATCTGCGCGTGTTGCTCAAACTCTTTTTCAGTGGTCATCATCTGCTAAGACCAATCGTGTAGTTTGCGCCATCGTAGGTAAGAACCTGATCGCGGTTTTTACCATCGTCCCGATAGCTGATATGCACCCAGCCGGACTTCGGGTCGTCTGGCGTGTAGTATTCTAGGATCAGTTGGTCAAAGTCCAAGTTCTCGCGGCACCACCAAGCGACATCGTAGTTGCTCACGCCACCACCTAGTTCAAAGTCAGCCGCTTCGCCTTTGGCATGTTGACTCGTGGATTTGCTTCCTATCTCTCTGCATAGTTCTGGGCTGCGATATCCACTACTGACTAACACCGGAACGCCAAAGTGTTTGCGTATCGGTTCAAGGATGTTTGTGCATAGACTTGTCAGTGCTTCAAGATGTTCGTCAGTGGGCGTGTTATCAATACCACGCCGCATTGCCGTTTGGCTTTTGGTCATTTCCCGCAATGAAAAGTGTTCTGTTAATTGTATGTTTGCCACCACGGGAGAACTCACTTTTTTCCGCGTATCATCCCGATAGACTTGAAGCCAAATGATGCCGCCACTATTGACATAAAGGTGTAAGTCAGCCAATCGGGCGCAGCATTAAGTCTTTCATACGCATGGTCATAATAATCATCCAAGAACGGCGCAAAGTTTCCGATGAACCACAGCCCGAAAATCACGCTAAAAAACTCGTCCTTCCACGATCCATCCGTGGCATCAGCTTGAGACTTTTGTATGTCTATTTCACCAGCAGCCACCCGCTTTGATATCTCTGCGTCTGCCTCCACCTTCGCAACCTTGGCTTGCACCTTGGCCTTGGATACAGCCGCCCGGCTTTCCATATAGTTACCGACAATCCCTGCCAATGGTGTTACTAGATTAGCCCACATATTGATCTCCTACAAAGCCCGTAAAAATAACGCCCAGATAATTAAACCACAAACGCCAGCGATGCCCGTTACAATACCTACGAATATCATTACCGCCTGAACAAATTCTTCTCGTTGCTTTTTAGCCAGTGCTTCCTGTACCCGCCGCGACTTACGCGCTTGGGCTTGGTACTTTTGCCAATCAGACCATAGCCCCGGACGACCTGACCAGATCATCGTCTCCCGCAACTGCTCCTCTTGCTGTCGCAACTTTTCTAAGGCCATAAATTCTTCAAGATCGCTATTTGCAGTATTCGGTCTTTTCTTCTTTTTTGCTCGTCTAGCCAGTTCTTCCTTCGCCCCAACATATTTTGTGATTGCAGACCCGGCATCAGCCAACTCACGTCCATTTTGAACGGCTTGCTTGATAATACTAAAAGCGGCATTAGCTGCCGCTAATTCCGCAAGCAATGGTTAACTCCCACCTATGACAATGTTTAACAAAAGAATTATAGTGGCCGCCGCCGTGCTAATAATCACCATTTCCAATCGCTTTATGCGATTGATCGTTTCCTGAAAGCGTTCTTCGGATACTGCTTCCAATTTATCAACGCGACTTGTCAGGCTTGTGACTGTGGGTTTTGCCATCATTAGTCACCAAGGTTGGTCTGGCTGTTCATAAACGTCTGATAAGCAGACTTAACGGTATCCGTCCAAACCGCATTGCACACCGCCTGAACGGTTGCATCTTCACTTGAAATATTTGTGTCACCCCAAGTGTCACCAGACTTTGTGCGGCAATGCAAAACGTGTCGGTGATAGGTGCGGCTTACCTCTACACCATCATCCTTAACAATCGTTGCTTTGCGAACTTGGACGTTTTTGTGAACGCCTCGAACCTCGCAGTCATATTCAAACTCTTTAGTTAGTGCCATTTTTATCTCCTGTGGCTGGACTGTCCGACCTCTAGACGGGTTATGTTGTAAAATACATCCCAGTTCCGATAATTCGTGTGCCAGCGTTCAGTATATCGGAGCTACTTGTTCCAGCTTGAACTAAGGTAATCTCAGGATTGTTGTTACCGATGAAACCACCCTGAATGCCATCGGCTGTTGTAAAAGCTATATGCACTGCGCCAAATGAACCATCTGGTGTAAACGGTAATCCGCTAATTATTTGCGTTGCAGATGAGCCACTAGCAGATGTTGCATCAATAACCAAAAAAACAGCGCGACCAATTTTTGTATATTTAGTCCTATCGCCCGTAGTCATGTTATTTCCACCATGAACTGGCGTCCAAGTTCCTTCTTCATAATCATCCAGCGCATTGGCGGCGGCTGTGTCGCCGTTAAAGGTTAGGCCGCCGCTCGAAAGTACGCGGAGACGTTCGGTTTGATTGGTGCTAAATGTTAAACTTCTCGTGTTAAGAGCATTAAAACCCCACTCCAGATTTCCGTTTGTTTGAATTTGTAAACCACCTGTTATATTACCATTACCAAACTGAGCAATCGTTTCAGAACTCGTCCCGCTGGAACTTACATCTAGCTTTTTGTCAGGACTGTTGCCAATGCCAACATTACCATTGTCCAAAATTGTAACCGCAGTCGCGTGAGCATTTACACTGGAACCAGATGACCCGCCATCGGCGGTTTGCAATATAATCGAACCACCAGCACCCGTGCCAGTGCCAGCACCCGCCCTTATAGTAAGCGAAGTTCCAGCTTGGTCGGTGCCACTGGCATCCAAAATGTCGATGACTGTTGCTAATGTGGCGGCAACATCCGCGCTCTGGTCAAACTGCATGAGTGGGATAAACGCATCGTTGTCCTCGTTCCGAATCGAAAGCACGTTAGTGCTACTATTATAAAAAAGTTGATTGGCAAATGTGGTCGATGGTTCAGACGTTCCGCTGTTATTAGAGACAATCGCTTGTAAAACTGAGTTTAGATCACTCCTGAAACTTGGAAAGCTTTGGTTGTCGATCACAAAGTCATGCTGTGCCATTTTTTCACCTTACGAAATAACTGCGCCAAAACCCTTGGCTTGAAAATCGAATGTGCGGTTCACGACCGCGTTGCTCGAATCACGGAAAATAATTTCAAATCCCGTAGCGGACTTGTTAGTTATAACATAAAAATCACCTGATGCCATATTCTGTGCGGTGATAGCTAAGTTTTCGAGGCTCTTGAACGCCGGGCTGAACGTGACTGTTTTGCCACCAGCATCCGTGCCGCTTGCGATGTCATTACCGTGATCGAAACGATCCGGCATATCGACTGTCACTTGCAATGTCTCCACTTTGGGTGACGCGCTTGTATCATTGCTGTTCAAAACACAACGGAAACGCAGCCCGCGCGCCGAATATTCGCCGACCACAAACTCTCTGAAGTCTGTAAAAGTAGGCGAACCAGATGGATCATCGTCTGTTGTGGCAATCTGCAACGTGGCATTGGTGTCTCCAAAGCTAGAAGTATCGCCGTCAAAGAAACCTTCCCGCGCATCGAATAATCCCGCAGCATCTTCCAATAGATTGACATAATCTAGACGATTGATGACTACCTTGGATGTGACACGGCTGGTGAACTTGCTTCCTAAATCAACCACCGTGGCAAAGTCATAAGTGCCTTCATTGTCTACTGTCGAACCACCGCCATCAAACAGCCCTTCCAGATCATCAAAGTTGCCTGTCGCGCTATCGAACAGTGTGGTCGTTGTCAAAATTAGTGCATCATCGACCACAACAACATCTGATTTCGTGCCAGCAAAAGACGGGTTTTCCGTAACTGTCTGCACTACGTTACCAGCTTCAATCTCATTAATGATGGCGATGGTCGCTGTCGCGTTTCGGCTTTCTCTGCCGCCCTTGTCCACGCTCTTAATAAGATATGTTCCAGTGATCGCTGGGACGATTACTGTATTGGCTGGGCGGCTAACCTTCTTTGCCAGTGTCCGTGATGTGTTGAACGCCGCGCCTGACGTTGCGGTGCTGTGCCGAATGATGTAATGACTTAAATCTAGGTCTGCCACGGGTGTCCAAGTCAAGTGCGCTTCTTTGCCTATAATGTTGACAGCAAAGTTTGTCACATCGGCTGGCAGATCAAGCGATGCCGTGATCTGTTGCGTGACGCTTGTGAACGCTGACTTGTTGCCAAGCCCGGAGATGCTTCGAGCGCGCACATCATAAGTTGTGCCAGCCTCCACGTTTATCATCTCAAACCGTGTCGATGATGATATTCCAAGCGATGTAAAAGTGCTGTCTGTAGTTTTTTTGGCTTGCACCTCAAACGCCGTTGCAAGATTGTCACCTGTTGAAATATCCACCAAAAGAACGTCAATCGCTTCTTCATTGATAACGCGCAGTTCATCCGATGTTGTGACCGATGGCGCAAGGATATCAAACGGCGATCTCAAATCTGTATTATCCGCCAAGAACGCTGTTTCTTCGGCTGACCAATCATAAACGCTAGAAGCCAGTTCACGCACCGTTAGATCAACACCAAGCGTTGCTGATCCATCATCGCCCACTGAACTTGCAAACTGCCAGTTAACGATCTCGAACACTTTACTGCTAAACCCAAACCGATCCAGCGTCACCATGATTGTATCACCGACATTGTGTTTGAACGCAGTCAGTTTGCATGGCAACGTCATCGTAAGCTGCTGACGCGCCTTGAACAGATTTATCTTGGCGATACGCTGCGCCATGCTCGATGACTGCGTGAATGGCAAATCAAGATTTGTGAAAACCTGTTCCCCGTTATCTTCATTCTCAAACGTGCTGGACGTTATTGGCGCATAATCTGTCGGCTGGAAGTTACCCTCTTCGGCTGGCAAAAATACGCCCTTAACTGCGTTGAAGTTGTCCCGGCGACTTGGCTTCGTGTTGATTGTAATTGCACCCATCAAGTCATCTTCAGTCAGCGTCACACTAGGCGCAGAATACGCACCAGCTTTGACGTACCACTTGCCGCCAGAGTAATAAAGCGAACCAGCCATGCTCGACAGTATTTCCTCAATGATCTGTTTGGGCTGGTTTTCTGTATCGATAACGCCGTGAGCTTCGTATCTGTTTTCTGTCCCGCCAGCCGCTAGTGCAACATCCTCATCACAGACATTCGCCGCCGCGTTAAAAGATGTTGTGTCAATTTCAGACGCCGCAGACCCCAGCCCATACTTTGTGTCGGTAAGGTAATCGCGCAAAATCAAAACAGGATTGCTAGAAAACGCTGTGGCTGATGTGCGTGGATCCAATACCTTTTTGCCTTGAACGATTGCGCTGATGTTGGGGATGCCATTTGGGAAAGCATCAGTGTCATAAGTCAGCTTGGCATAAATATATGCAATACCTTGAAATCTGTCGCTATCTGATAAGCTGGATGCACTTACAAAGGGGGCCACGCCCGATATCCCACCCGTGTTTGCAATGATTGTCGTATTTGCTACCTGATCGTCAGCACCCAAGCCCGTTAGCACTTGTGCCTTGCCAACATATTGCTCCGGGGCTGTCACATTGCCAGAGCCATCAAGCGTCAATTCATCATCATTGAAGAATATCTTTTCAATGCTGTTGAGTTCGTTTGACGCTATCGCCACGATCATATGCAAGAACTCTGACTTGCCCGTGGTTTTCATATAGACAATGCCGCCTGACACTTTTTGGCGACCATAAACGATCTTGCGGCTTATCAATGGCTGCTTAACCATCTGGCTGCGACCAGCCATGCTACCTTGTGGATTTAGCTTGGGTCTTTTTTGCAAGACCATAGACAGGCCAGAAACCGCAAGCGTCGTTATAAATATTGAAGACGCACCCGCAAGGATCGCGCTGCCTACTGCCCCAGTTACTATGTTCGCGCCGATCTTAACGACTGTGGCGACTACTGCGGCGGCGACCTGTTGTGGTGACATGCTATATTCTCCAAGCCTTCACGGCTGATTGATATGACGAGAATATCAAACCATGCTCCCCCGTGACAGCAATTTTGTCACCAGTAAGAACACCAATCGCCAATCCATCTGGCGTTCCAACAGCCGCCCAATCGCCGCGCCGCGCCACACGCATATCTATCTCATCCAAACGCTGATCTAAGCAATCAATCATTCCATAATAGCCCTCACGCATAAAGGCGCGCATGGAGCCAAACTGATTTGTGTATTTGGCTTTGTACAGTTCTGGAAAGCGTGTCTTGCCGCAAACCGCTTCTTCGCAACGCACAGCAAACGTAAAGCAGTCGTTTTTTGACCACGCAAATGGTTCGTGGCGATACGTTTCTATTGTTTCGACTAAGTTGGCTTCCCAGCCAGCAACTCTAGAATAGCGGGTTGAAGCCGTTAAAGAATGGTCTAAATACGAAATCGTTGTCATCCTTACCTGATCCCCAAGCTATTTCCTTGTTTTGCAAATCCGCGACAAAACGCAAACTGGTGTCTCCGGCAAACTGGTTTTGCTGGTCGTTGTCTGTGAACCGCCGCACTCTAGCCCGTTCCAGATCAATAAGGCGGCTTTCGGCTGATAGACTAATGGTCGCCGTTTCTCCAGCGTCCTCAATGGTCATCACATCCATGCGCCCATCGAATACAAGATAAGGGTCAGACACAACTGAGCCGGACGATATTACGCCCAGATAAACTTGCGCCGTGCGCCCCTGATAGCTTTCTGTGAGAGCAACAGACACCAGACTGCTGTTAATGCCGTTTAAGGCTAGATTGACACCTCTGGCGGCTATCTCAACAGTTTCTTCGATGGGAGATATAGACAGCAACTGACCGCCCCCTATGTAGGTTTCTGACGCGACTGTGATGTCTGTGTAGCCTGTCCATATCCGGACATCGCCACTGTCAAAAGCCAGTTTAATAGCAAAGAATGGCTCAAGTTCAGACGCCGCAAGCTGGTTCTGGACTGCTGTTGTTAGGTCGCGGCTCATAGACTTTCCACCGCACCGAAAGCAATGCCATAAAGTCCCATATTATTGATGTTCCAACTGCTTGCGTTGTCATTGAGCCGAAACACGCCTTTTGCCCCTGACACAACAACAGTCGCGCCATCTGCGGGTGATGATCGCAAATTAGGCCAGATGTCCACAGATGCTTCGCCAGAGCCATTGCTGCTGGTGTTTGTCAGCACTTTATAGAATTGTGACGTTGCCGCCGACCCTAGCTGTATATAATCGCCAGCTTTGAGATAGTTGGTGGCACTTGCCGGAAGCCCATCAATCGCCAAGCTATCCCCGGTCTGACTTGCGCCGTTAACAACTGGTGTCCCAGCCGCGCTCGATGCAGAACCTTGTGGAGTAGTAGCCAACGGATCGCCTAATAGAAAAGTGCCTTTTTGACCATAGAGACTTGTCAGAAACGCCACCCATTCTTCGGCATCGGTTCGCTGCATTGGTGGCAGTTTTATGTCTGCTTCCCAGCGTTGACCAGAGAACTGGTAAGTCTGTTGCTTGAAGGTAAATGGCGATGTTGAAACACCGACCACGTTGCGCGCGATCAATGTGATCTCTGCGACAGTTTTATTGGTGGGCGTAGATAGCGGATAGGTTATCGACACAATCAGCCCCCAAACGCTTTGCTAAATGAGCCGCCACGCAGTCTGCTATCAGCCACGGCTGCTTTTGTTGCGCTGGCAATTTGTGGCATTAGGTTCACGATCTCTGATCGAACAGTCTGTTGAACGCCTGTGGTGACGTTGATGGTCTGGTTGACTGTTATTCCGCCACCTCCAACACCAGCAGCAGCTAACGCTTTGTTGCTTACAATCGAGCCTGATGACGATGGCACGAAGAGTTCTTTTCCGCGTTCCCCCACCACGACGGGTCTGCCGCGCTGTACTGCCCCACCGATTGCTTTGCCTCCTATAAAAGCGTTTAATGCACCCGCTATCGGCCCGGATATCTGCTTTTGAATTACAATCCGCGCAATGTCCGCAAGTATAGATTGAGCCATTGAACGGAACGCATCTTTTGCATCAGTAGCACCCGTAACAATTCCAACCAGACTGTCTTCAAGAGTTTTCACACCTTTGAGCGCGGCGTTAGCAAGATTGGCCTGAACGTCTTGTGCCGTTTCAGCGTATTCCTTAAATGATTGTTTCGCTTTTTGTATCGCTGTCTCTTGTCGTTTTATGGCTGTGGCAACAGTTTGCACAGCCTCTCCAGCTTGCGTCACTGGCTCAGGCAATGATTGATATGCCTCAATGATGTTTCGGATGTTTTCTTCGGTTTCCTGACCGAAAGTTGATTTTTCTATATCCTCAAACAGTCTTCCAGAAATAAGGTTTATTGTGGAAATAAACGCATTTGCCAGACCACGCAAACCAGAGATCGTTGCCGCAATCGCCTTTAAAAAATTAACTGTCAGGAATGTTGCTATAGATGCCAGTGCAGGCATCACAACTGCCGAAATTTGATGACCGATTGATGTAAACGTCCGGCCTAAAGCATCAAATCTGTCGTTTGCTTCCTCAACTGCGCTGGCTTGTTCGCCAGTAAGTTCTACAGTCAAGTCGCTGAATTGAGCGCGTATTGCATTGAGTTCCTCAGAACCATTCTGCAACATGTTGACCATTCCAGCACCGGAGCGACCAAACAAGTCCATTGCAATCCGAACACGATCTGCCGGGTCTTTGACCCCGACAAATCCATCAGCCACTTCATTCAATAACTGATTGCTGTTTTTTAGTGAGCCATCAGTGTTAGTAACTGATATTCCCAGCATGTCAAAGGCACGAACACCTGTTCCGATGCCTGTTGATGCTTCGGAGATGGATTTATTGAAACGCTCGAAACCCTTTTTTAGTTCTCCCGCATCTGTCCCCGTCTGTGATGCCGCGAACTGTAACGATTGAAGCTGGGCAACTGTAATGCCAAGACGACTAGATTGCTTTGCTATGTCATCAATCTGAGACGAAAACTGTTGCAATGCAAGCGAACCCCCCAAAGCAGCAACGGCTGTTTTGACGTTCAAAACTCTTTTGGAAATACCGCCAAGACCATCCCGAACCTTGCGAAACCCTGCGGACGTTTTGTCAAACGCCCTGATGACAATGTTAAGGTTTTCTTGCGCCATCTATAATCTCCAAGTAAGCCAGCCAGCCAGCCAGTTCATTATATGGCAAACATTCAATCTCTGCGATGGTTTTGTTTAAGCGATCAGCCAGCCCGTACATTACGAACAACAACTGATCGCTTTTTAGTTTTTTTCCGCATCCTCGATCGTGTCAAGATTGCCCATCAAAGAACTGGCAACATTAGTGACAACCGTCAATGGCTGGCGCATCAGAATGGGCCTGTCGCCAACATCGAAAGCCTTATCGCCTTGGTCGGTTTCGGCCTTCATAATTATTAGATCAACCAGTGCTTCAATCGTCTGATTATTTAAAAAGTCGGGATGCTTTTTTTGCAGTTTGTTGAACTCGCCGCACAGCAGTTCGCCAGCATATAAGACAAGCGGTTCATCCTCGCCCCATTCTGCAACTTCAATCCGTGTGCGTTCCGTGGACTGTTTTGCCCGTATTTGTTCGCCAAGTTTAGACATCGTGCCACCTCTGTCTGTCTAATGTTAAACTGTTGTTTCAGTGATCCCGCCAGTTCCTTGCGCTGAAAATGCGACTTCGACCATTCCATCAAAACTTGATGTCACTGTTTTGCCCGTCACAATTACTGTGCCTGTGAAATATGTGTCACCCGATGACGCGCCTTCTGGGTACAATTCTAGAGTAAGCTGCGAACCTACGTCCAGAGCGTTTTGCGCAGTGTCAGTTTCATCAAAGAAACATTCCACCGATGCTGTGAACACACTCAGACCCGGCTTATAGCTACGAAAGCTGTCGCCCATGCTTGTGTCCTCGATGACCTCGCCGCTTATCTCAAGCGAAAAAGACCTTATCTCCCCCAAGACCGAACCACCAACTTTGACAGTTCCCTCGCTTCCCGCATGTGTTGCCATGATCTAGTCCTCATCAACTTCGGTTGCAACTTTGTCGGACTTTTTAGGCTTCCGACCTCTCGCCTTTTTCGGTTCGTCTTCCGTGTACCCCATCCCAATCAGCTTTTTAGCTGTGTCAGGCCAGCAGTTAACGGCGTTTCCATCACTATCGTATACTGTAACACGCTTCATTTTAAACCGCCGTTTCAACATCGTTTTCAATAGTAGCAAACTGAACTGAAACTGTAAACTTGCCAACGCCGACAGTCTGCTCACCGTCTGGCTGGAAGTCTGCTTCAAACGCGGTGACTTGTGTGTCCTTTGCTTTGCCACCTCGCGTCAGATCGGTCTGCAAGGCTTCTTCAACTTCCACGGCAATCGTGTCCAGCGTGTTATCGAGATTAGCAGTGCCTTTGACATACGCTTCAACGCTAACCTCTAGGACGCGCATCTGTGTGCGCGGCACAGTCATTGTCGAATATTCTGTATCTTCCGACTTGGTGTAAATGCAAAGCGCTGGCAGTTTTGTATCTTCAAGCGGAAAAAACCGCGTCTGAAAAACATTGCTGCCCGTAGTGGTAAGCCCGGTCAATGTGGTCGTTATATGGTCGCGGATTAGCTTCCTGACATGCGCCATCAGTTCTGCTCCAGAACCAAAGTCGTCACACCTGTGCCATCGTCTTGCACTATGCGAATAGTGTGCGCCACCGAATTGATTGTGATTGCATCGCCTTCACGCGCTGATGAGACATCAGACGTTTGGCAAACAAAGCGCGGTTGCTGGATTGCGATGCCTATTGTGCCACCCGCATCGGCCTCGAAATATTCATTGTCAAAGATACCGTTGATGGTAGTGGCTGAACCGCCTTGAGGTGTATAGCTGGCAGTTACGGCAAAATCGTCTGCCTCAAAAAATATCGCGCGCTCTGTGGCGGTTTCGACAGCCATTATTCATCTTCTGGCGTGGCGACTTTTTTCACAGCGCGATTAGTCTTTTTACCTTTAGGCGCGGCCTTTTTTGCTTTCTCAGCAACGCCGCGCGCTATCAATCGCTCTGCAATATTGTCTTCGATTTCATGCTCAGTTCCGGCGTAAAGATTGCCGCCAGCACCGATGAATGTTTTTTCTAGAATTTTAACTTTCATAATTCCTCACAAGGGAAAGTGGGACAGCTTAGTCTCCCAAGCTGCCCCCCAGACCACTAGGCAGTGCTGACCTCATTAGTCACAGCAAAACTGACAGCATTACGAATTCCAATGTCTACGTCGCCGTGAAGAACTAGGCGTATCGCTCCGCTTTTTGAGTTGCTAAATGGATCAACCAAGATGCTTGGCGCACCAAACTGAGCAATTATCAACTGACTAAAGTCTCCAAAGATAAGCGCAGAGGCGTCCGTGCCACCATCACCGGGGTTCAGGTTAGATGGCACGTTAGCGGTGAACTCGACAGGATAACCATAAAGGTTATTCCACGGATCGTTCAACAGCATGACACTATCGGTTGAACCGACTTTGACAGTAGTCGCCAACTTGCTTTTGACCTTTGCGTTAGACAAGAAACCAGCAGCATTGCCATTGACAATACCGTTATCTTCCTCGACCAGTTTCACAAGATCAACGATGTCTTGCCAAGTCAGAGCCGCAACATCGGTATCGGCTGAAATGTCCAGATCATTGATACCGGATGTATTCAGGATGCCTGTCGGCTGGCCTGATGAACCACTGCCCTGAATGGCGTGTTTCTCAATGGCATCAGCCGCAGACGCAAGCAGATCATCGCGAATAATTTGCTCGATGCTTGGGACTGACTCGAGTGCAAGATTTCTGGAAAATTCCACAAACGCACCCATTGTCCTTGGCTGCAAATCGACCGAACCATCGGTTCCCGCTCCATCAGAAACGTCACCTAGTTCTTCAACAAACCCGGCTGTCGCACCTGTCGCCAGTTTTGGCATTTTAATGCGACTTGTTAGACCCGACATATATGTCGCTCCAAGGTTTCCAAGAACCTGACGAGCGCGCAATGCTTCAATGAACATATCGCCGCGATGCTCTGTTGGAACAAAATCATCGAACACGACTTCCGATCCTGTCGCGCCTGTCGCGGCGGTAGCAAGTGGGCCGCGCTGTTGCCACGCAAAGTCAGGGACGTAAACGCCCTGTGCTTCTTTACCGACAGAGCGTGTGATTTCATCGTTCATTTCACGCTCAAAGCCAGCTTGACGCCAATCGCCTGTAATTTGGGCCTTGATCATACGACCAAGAGAATATGAACGCTTTTCCTTTACAGGTGCGTCCACCACACTTGACGGCGTGTCCAGTGGCTTGTCATCACCTATAACGTCAAGCAGTTGACCGCGAAATGCGTCAACGCTCAAACCATCACGGATGGCGGCATCGCCAAGATCACGCTTGTTGTGCTTAGCTGCGATAGCAAGAATTTCGCTATCGTTCTTTCTTGCGGCTCGAACAGCTTCTGCCTTCGCCGCATCCAAGTCAACGACTTGGGTTTCAGTTGTATCAGTCATAGCATTCTCCGTTTTAACTGATGTTTGCAAAGGTTTGGAAACTGACCGTCCTACCCCTACGGCTGACGAGCCGTCCGCTGGTATGGAAACGGAACTGATCTCCATAGGCGTGGTTCGCACCCGGACCACATCGTCTGGGTCACCTTCACGCTCAACACGGCCATCTATACGATAGCCGACACTGATGTTCTGACGGATACCATCCCGAACATCGTTGAAGACTTCTGAAGCCAGTTCGCCTCTTCCAAAGCGAACAACTGCGCGCAATCTGCGCTTCTCTTCATCCATCTCAACCTCTTGAACTACGCCAATCTGCTTGGTCATATCATGATCTAGCAGTAATGGTGCGCGTCCAGAATTTAGGAACTCTAGGTTCATGCTCTCAAGAGAATGATCTATGACCTCTCTCCCGAAATCTCTTTCAACAGGTTCTTCACTTGAAACACCAATCCGAACCTCGCGCGTTTCTTCATTAATCGCGCTGTCAGGCATGATTGTCTGATACCTTTTTTGCATGGTCAAACGATCAAGGCGTTCCATATCTTTGTCTTTATCGCCCTTGTTTTCTTTGTCTTCCTCGTCATCATCATAATGATATGGCCGGGCTTCGGTTTCGGGCATGTCTTTTGCAAACGTGATGATATACGCCTCGTCGGTTTCTTCGACGTTTTGTATAGAACGCTGTACGTCTGTCATGTCTCGCTCCTTAGTTGATAGCGGATGGCCTAATGGTAACAAATCAGTATCGTGCTTGCCACCCTGAAACCGTCCATTTCTTAATGCAAAAAGAAAACTATTGGTTCTGGCAAATGCCCACATCTCAGGAGATGTCACATTTGGCCTCACGCTACCGGGCGATGATTTATATGCACCGATGCCGCGCTCAAACACAGTCAACAGAGTTCTATAAGTCGTCCGTTTTGTGGCGGCATTGTTCACCTCTTCATTGTGTTCTTCGACTTTATTCCGCAACGCTGTTTCAACACGATCCGAAACCTGTCTTTCTTCTTCACCGATAATAGCGATGGCATTGCCCATGCCACTGTGGTTCACACAGTAATAGTGCAGCGCGTCAATGTTATCGCCCACGGTGATGGAGATACGCGCGTTTGGTTCGCCAGCTTTGCCAGAAATCTGAACTCCCTCAGTATACTGTACGCCATCATTATGTGTTCCGTTTGGCGTTGTTGAAAAGCGCAAAGCATGGGTCTGGTTAGACGCATCGGACAAGTCAAATATGTAAGTGTTGCCGCGCTCAAAAGTCAGGCGCGGAGACAGTTCGCCATCCAAATAAAATTTGTTACCTTCGCCGTACTCGTTTTCGCCAGCTTTGATAATCACCTCATAAGTGATTTCTTCCTGACGCTCCACAATGCGGCTCTGCTGCGCTTCGGATGCTGACCCATATTCTTTTTGCTCAAGATATTTTATAGCCTCAAGAATAACGTCTTTCATTCCCTGTTCACCTAACACGCCGATTACCCCCCATTTTATCTGTGCCACTACTCCGGCAATGTTCGATGGTCTAGCTGGCTTGTCGCCATCGGCAAACTGTTTGCCATCTTCAAAGTGCCGCGCTGCCCATGCCTCGCGCTCTTTTATCCAGTCCAATGTGCCTTGCGTTTCAACCCCGTCACGCGCTTTTGTCCAAAAGTTAAACGCTTCATTGCCACGGATGTTGCCGCCCGTGTCCCAAATGTCTTTGTTGTTTTCTTTCACACCCAGCGAGAACTCATAGTCAAACTGCGGGTAATTACTATTACGCAAGCTGATCTTTTTGTCATCTCCCTTGGTTGGAAAATCAGTCGGCATCATTGCCCCCGGTCACTTCGGCTTCGACAGGCAGTTTCGTGCCAAACGGCTGGAAGGCCAGATTGATGCCATAGCGCGCGGCAAGTTCTTCATCCGACTGGATTTGAGAAAACACATCTTCGACATCGCGCCCGTAGTTTGCCGCAATATCCGACAGGCTTACAATGCCGTTTTGCAGTGCGGTGATGTTCGCATTGATTTCCCTTTGCGGATCGACCCATGCAAACCCGCGCCCACGGAAAAACACATTGTCACTAAACTTATCAAACTTCGCCATTGGCAATG